CGCCGCCGGTGACGGCTGGTCCACGCGGATGGTCTGCGTCGTCGGCGTGCCGATGTTGCTGTACGCCGTCGTCCGCCAGTCACCGCCCGGCAGGTCGCGCCGCGTCTCCCGGCAGAACACGTCATAGTCGAACGTCGTCGTGGCGCCATTCGGAGCGATCAACTTCCTGGGCTTGCCGCAGTGCGTCCACGGGGTCCAGTCGATCCCGTGACGGAAGGTGCGGGTTTGGTCGCCGGCCTCGGCCGTCTTGGTCACCACGACCGTCCGGCTCGTCTCGAACAGCTTGAAGTCGTCGTCGTACGCGTAGGTCGTGACGGTCCCGAGTTCGTCCTCCATCGCCGCCAGGTTGCCGCGGTCGCTGTAGGTCGCCTTCGTGACCACCTCGCTGTAGCCGGCGTCCGGGTCGGAGATCGTCCGCGTCGTCTTCGTCACGTCGCCCTTGGTCGGAGGCGTTTCCCAGCTGCCGGCGGTATCGTAGGCAAAGTAGCTCTGGGCGAGCAGCGTGCCGGAAGTCGACGTGCCCGCGTAGACGCGCTTCCGGTTCGGCTTGTCGACGATGTAGAGGCTCGTGTTCGGCGCAAAGCCGATCGCCGTGTAGCGCTCGTCGCCGACGAAGTTCGCGGTACTGGTAATCGACCCGCGTCGGCCGACCCACCGCTGCCTTGTCCTGGTTGAACGTCACCTCCATCGTCGGCGAGCCCGTCTCGCGTCGCCTACTGCGAAGCTACTTGCCTGAGAAGCGGAGGCCGGGGCGCGCGCAACCTGAACCAATGCGTTGTTGGTCTTGAGCTCCTTGATAACCAGCTCGTTTGGTCCATAATTCGCGCCCGGCTGGGCGAACGACAGGTTCATCTTGCCATCGCCGTCGACGTCGAATACCGGTCCTTGAATGCCGATGTTGGTGTTTAGTGTGGCCAAGTCTTCGGTAAACTCTCCACCGTCATACCGGGAGACATACAGGTCGCCGGCCTCCGTCTTCAGAGCCTCGGTTTCTCCATCGCCATCGGTATCAGCGAAGACAACCTGCGGGCCGAATTGACTGGGATTGATCGCAAGATCCTTGCCGCTGCTTGTCGTAAGCGTAAGGCCATTACCGCCCAGTCCGGACGTAATGAAGCCCTTTTCGCCGCGGCGCCAAGCGATGTCCGCGAGGCCGTCCCCGTTGAAATCGGCGACGAAGAAGCCAAGGCCGGGCGGTACCGTCGTCCGGGCAGCGCTGCTGTCCCCAGGTTCATATTCACCGACCGCGTCAAAGGGTTCGGGAGTCCGGCATGCGAGAGTGCCCGAAAGGGGAGCGGTTGCTATGGCTGACGCCTGAAAGCCATTTGCACCCGCCTTGAAGAGGCGCAGCTTGCACTGGTCGATCAGTCCGTCTCGCGCTGCGGTCAGCACATCCTTGCGGCCGTCGCCGTCAAAGTCGCCTGGTAGTGCGACTTGACCCCCTCCCACGTCCCAGTTTGTGAAGCCGAGGTTGCCGGAATCCGTCCACTCGAACTTGCGCAGGACGAGGCTGCCGCCGGAGATCGTGCTGCCACTTACGGACCAGTTGCTTCCGTACTGTATGACCTTGGTCAACCGCCGCAGCCCGGTCGAGGCGCTCTCCTCATAGTCGAGCTGGTAGGCGCGGACCTGCTGGCCTCCGAACCTCACCTCGATGCGCCGCAGCAGGCGATCGAGCGTCGCCAGGCCTTTGCCCGTCGCCTTCGTCAGCGGCGCCGGATGAATGTCCCGAAATGAAGTCGACCACGGCACCGGCACCGCCCCCCGACTTCGGTGCGTAGGTGATGCGATCGGGATAGCAGACCGGATAGGTCGTGCACTTGTGGTCGATGGTGACCACATTGCCGTAGGTGTCCGTCATCCGCGCCAGCAGCCAGCGGAAGTCCTCTTTGATGGTCGAGGCGTCGGATGAGGGGATTGGTCCCGCCTGCCCAGTAGCCAACCGCCTCGAAGACCAGTTTCGCCCCGTCCTTGCGGTACGAAGCCGGCGTTCCAGCCGCCCGCCCGGATCCCCGCCCGCGAGGAGTAGTCGAGCGACAGCTTCGGCTCGAGGCCGCGGAACGGCGGCAACACGATCGCGACGCTGTCCGTGAAGGCGCCGGTGCCGAGCGACTGCGGATCCGTCGGCGTGTAGTTGAAAAGGTCCGTCGGCTGGGGATTTGCGTCGTCGGCACTCTCCTCCGAGGTCGACATCAAGGCCATGGCGCTGGCATCGGCCGACAGGGTGTTCTCGGGCAGGGCCTCCTGTGCCAGGTCCTCGTCTGTGGGGTCGGGGGGCGCGAGCGGATCCGGCAACAGCGGCCCCTCGACAAGCGGATCCGGCGGCATCAGCGGGTCCGTCGGTGAGGTCGGATCGACCTGGCCAACGTCGGAGCGGGCTCGCTCGGGCCGAGGCTCTCAGGGCCCTCCATCGGCGCAGAGGTCTCCTGCGCCATCGCCGGCACGAACCCGCCCGCCACCACCAGCGCCGCCGCGGTCAACCAGCAGACGAGGGCCCGCATAGCATTCAGAAGGCCGAGGTTCGTCAGGCACACGTCGGCCCACGACGGACGAGCAGCGCTCGTCCGAACCCGATGTTCGGTCACCATGGAGAAGCCCCAGCCTACTTGAAAATTCCGCGCAGACAGACATCGCCTGCGGCAAGCGTCGGAGCACAATCCCCGCGGCGGAATTCCGCAGCGAGACTCCGGGTCTTCAACCCTTGCGACAGTCACGGGATCGCGAGCACCGGGGCTACGTCAAGGCCCACGCACACGGATGGGTTGTCGTCGCGCCGACACAAAACTTGGTCATCGGGCGAAATCCCTAAATCTCTGTAATGGCTTATGCACGACATTCACATTGTCGTGATGACGTTAGGCCCAAAGTTGTCCACACCGAAGTTGTGGGAACGCATCAGTCGACGAGCACACCGAGCTCCAGGCTCCTTTGGGAGCTGGTTCCTGTGTCATTGCCGCGAAACAGATACGGAAGCAGGGGCTACAAGCCACGTGTAAATGAAGAGCGGTTTGACATGAAGGTGACCGGATGTTTAGTCAAATGAAGTTTCACGCTTATGCGGTCGATCTGACAATCACAAAGACGGACTTTATGATCCTTTACATGGAACTCACAATGCGCATATGTTGCCAGCGTGGCCGAGCCAGGGAAGCCGAAGCGTTACCAGCGGACCATTGAAGCCGGTAGCGAACCTCGTGGGGACGTCTCGACCCCCCGGCCGCACCTCATACTCTCGGCTTTTCTTCGTATCGCGGTGAGGATGGTGGCGCGTCGCTCCCTTAGCAGTGGCCCGCCCGCCAGAGTGCAGCTTCGTCCCACTTTGCTACACCAGCGACTCGTTAAGCAGCAATTCCATCCCGGAATGCCGCGCCTCAGGACCCGTAAGGCGGCAGGCCCGTCCCGCCTGAGCGCGCTCCCGTCCCACTCTACAGCAATTGAATCCCGCTAAACGACAATCCGATCCCACAAAACGACAATGTGGGCGGCTCAGAAATCCCTATTTTCCAGTGCACGATGCAGCCAGAGGCGTGGCCAAACGGCGAGGGAAGTCGAGCTAACTGACGGAAATAACGACCTAAATCCAGGAACTGCTGAGCTGTCGCGACGCAGGTTGCCGAGTTCAGAATTCAAGTTTGCAGAGAGTATTTTGCGTCAGACTGCCAGCACAGCCACGCCCGCGTTGCCGCAGGGGTCACGGTGAGGGACGCGGTACTCGCTCAGAAGCGCCTTCATTTGCCAGTTTGCCGCCGTCCACAGAGCCAGCCCGGGCGGCGGTATTCGTATGCGCGGACCCGGCAAAAGGGACGTTGTGCGGACATTGCGGACGGAGGCGGTTCTCCCGCTTCGCTACAGTGCCCTAACCTTTTAGAATTGTTGGCGCACCCGACACGATTCGAACGTGTGACCTTTGCCTTCGGAGGGTTTCCCTTCAGGGTTTTCCGGTGCTTCCTGCGGTTTTCTAGAAATGACTCGCGGGGCGGAATCCGTCAGGTGACGAGACGCGGGAAAGGCAGAGGTTAAGACAGCGATTGCCGGAAAAGGCGTCCCCGTGCTTCCTATATGCTTCCTGTAGGGACGTTTGCCTTCGGGGAGGAAGCGCATGGCAAAGCTCACGAAGCGAACGGTCGACGCGCTGCAGCCGGGTACGCCGGACTATTTCGTGTGGGATGACGACCTCGCCGGGTTCGGGCTTCGGGTGTGGCCGACGGGGCGGAAGGTCTACGTCGCTCAGTACCGCGCCGCCGGGCGCACCAGGCGGGTGAAGATCGGTGGCCATGGCGCTCTGACTGTCGAGGAAGCCAGGAAGCTCGCCAAGGGCATCCTCGGCGACGTCGCAAAGGGCGAAGATCCGCAAGAAGATCGCCAGACGCGGCGCAAGTCGCTCACGGTCAACGAGCTGTGCGCCAGCTACCTCGTCGCGGCCGAGCGCGGCATGATCCGCGGGAAGGGCGGGCGGCCGAAGAAGGCCAGCACCCTTTATGTCGATCGAGGTCGGATCGATCGGCACATCAAGCCGTTGCTCGGCACCAAGCTCGTCAAGGATCTGACACAAGCCGACGTCAGCCGCTTCGTTCGCGACGTCGCGTCGGGAAAGACAGCCACCGTCGAGAAGACAGGGAACAAGCGCGGCAAGGCCGTCGTGGAGGGTGGCCCCGGCACCGCGGCGCGCACCACCGGCTTGCTTGGCGGCATCCTGTCGTTCGCCGTGTCGGAGGGGATCATCCCCTTCAACCCTGCCGCAGGGGTGAAGCGGCCGGCCGACAATCATCGCCATCGCCGGCTGTCGCCCGACGAGTTCCGAGCCCTCGGCGAGGCGCAGGCAGCGGCAGAGCGGGACGGGGAGCGCTGGCAGGCTGTCGCCGGTATCCGACTGCTCGCACTGACCGGCTGCCGCTTCGAGGAGATCGCCGGCCTGAAATGGTCAGAGGTGGACGACGCGGGCGGTTGCTTCCGGCTGGAGGACAGCAAGGAAGGGCGATCCGTGCGACCGATCGGCCGCGCCGCTTTCGACGTGCTGGCGAGCCTGCCGTGCGCGGACGGCGCCGTCTACGTGCTGCCGTCCGTGCGAGGGGAGGGGAGCCGCTACGGCGGACTGCCTGGCGCGATCGAGCGGGTGATGAAGCGCGCCGGCCTCGACGACGTCACCGCCCACACTCTGCGGCATTCCTACGCTTCGGTGGCCGGCGACCTCGGGTTTGCCGAGCCTACGATCGCGGCGATGCTCGGCCACGCGAAGGGATCGGTGACGAGCCGTTACGTCCACCACCTGGACTCAGTCATCACCGCCGCCGCTGATAGAGTGTCGGCAAGGATAGTCTTATACTTCGACACTTAATGCTAAATGCAAGCTAACCGACCTCTTCCTTTGCGTATTCCTTGAGAATATTACTTGCCATCTCAAGTACATGTTCCTCAAACGTGGCGTAGAACGGGAATTTTACATTCATAATCGGTTTTCTCCTCCCGTCCAAATAATCCTGAAAAATGCCATCCGAACGACGATCGCCGCGCTCGAAAATTTCTCGGTATCTCCTTGGCGTTATCCCGCAGAAGTGCTCAAACCGAACGCTAGGGTATTCCTTATACCTACCTCGATCTCCGCCCTCTATTTCTATTGAGTCCGTATGTAAGTCAAAAGCAAGACTCTTAGGATAAGGCTCAAGAAAAATAACATCCGATATACCCGCGGCAACTATATGCTTCGCACACATGTGGCAAGGAAATGTTGTGCAGAACAGGGTAGAGTGAAGCGTTGATCTCGCAAGGCGGGCCGCATCAGAGATCGCAGACATCTCTGCATGAACAATCCGCCCATACTCAAGGGCGTCCATAAACTGTGAATCCCGAATTGAGGGGAGAGACATCAACGCGTCAATATCGGAGTCTGGGTCGATGTATTGAGCTAACTCTGCTAGCAGCTCGCGCTTTTTCTGTAAATTCGAGTCACGGCCTCGACGGTATTCTCTATCATCAAACGGCTCATCGCACCAATAGGTCCCACCACCAGCCTTCGGAACTTCGTTTGACCCGAGCGATATGATCTCACCACTAGGTGAAAATATCGCGGCGCCGACTTGCCGGGATAAGTCGAGAGTTCTGAGTGCCGCGGCTTTCGCCATAAACATCCCATACTCATGCTTAGTCGGTGAGATTGAGTTTGATCCGAAAATTAGCTCACAGAATCTTGTGACCTGTTGCTGTACCGGAACACTGCTATCCTTGTTAACAATAAAGTCCGCGTCATGAAAAATCTTTGCAACCCTTTGCCCATGTTCTTCACCAATTTCATTTTCGTCCTTCTGGATAATGGATTCCGCCCTATCTCGAAATTTCTGAGGACCCGCAACATTTTCGCTTCGTGCGAATTCTCTTGAAAGATAATCGACTCTGGAGCCGCGCCGGGAGTATACAGATACCTGAAAAAACAGACGCCCATACACAATACGGAAAAGCTCAACCTCCTCCCTTCTCTTGAATTGATAGATCAAGAATACCGTCTTTGCATATTTTTCTCCCTTCTGATAACGTAATCGCTTCCGCAAGATCTGAACAATTGTAGATACACCGAGTGCGGCGTCGTCCCCAGTTTCCTTGCGAATTTTGTTTCCATAGGAAATATAGCGTTCGTATCGTGAATAGAGGGGCTTCTCAACTAGTTCATCATCAGGCGGTATGTACTTCTTAAATACTGAGAATATCTCTGTCACTTTTATAGGAACCACTGTATAGCCATTGCCTTGAAAAAACTCCGTGAATGCCTGTAGCGTCACGGCGATGTCTGCCCCGATTGGTGAGACGAAGCCAATGAACACCTCGGGAAAAGGAATCCTGTTGATCGTGGCTTTCATGGATTCACCCCCAGCCTTATAGTTGCTACCCTCCCGTCGCTGGCTAGGCGAGGAGATTCGGCATGTCGACCACCGCCCTACCTCAACGGAGGACGCGACGCGAAATTGATGAGGCAACTCAACAGCTACTTCGGCGAAATAGGGCGCATTTCGAGGGCTGGGTCAACGAGCAGCGGCGAGCCGAAGGTCGGGATGATGTTTCGTCTGGTGAAGGACCTTCGCCGGAAGCTGAAAATCGTGATCGAGACTAGGTTTGGTCGGGGTCCGATGGCGGAGGCGGGAACGGCTGTACTACCTTCACAGTCCCGAGCTTGAACGGGTCCGCTATGGCCTCGCCCTCGTCATAGTTGCCCTCTTCCTCCCGGACGAGCAGCACCGCCTCCGGCGGCGCGACCGTCTCAGGGGCCACTCCACCTTCACCCGATGGGCCCCGTTCTCGATTAAGTGTCGAGCCACCTCGATCCGCCTCGACCACGAGAAGCCGTAGCGGCAATATCGCAGCACCCTGCGCAGCCGCCAACTGAGTGTTGCATCAGGTGCTGCCACCTCAGATACTTGGAGCGGTATGCTGGGCAGGGAAGGTTATTGACTCAAAAATCGCTAAGCCCTCCGGAGGCGAGTTGTCTCCATAAAGGCGAATTCCGTTGTGCCACGCCATCCGCCACATCGAGAACTGCGGAGCGAGATGGCTTCGGATGCCGGAGTAAAGAAAAGTCTGCCTTCCCAGATTTCCATTAACCTCGTCTTTTCCTTCGTTCAATAGCGGCAAAGCATGCGCCAGAGCCACGGCTGAGGCATCAACGGTCGGCATACGCACCTTGATTCTGCTATCGGCAGGCAGGGCCTCACGGAAATGAAAGTAAAAGAGGCCGCGCGTAATGTACCTATGTAAACTATCTATTGGCTGGCGATCCAGTCGCACTTTGAACATTGGGATAAAGATTCCATTTGAAAGCACGTGCGTGAGAGTGGCGCCAGTGAGTACCTGATTCCGCGCTTTTTTGTTGCGCTCAAGCCGGGGTCTAATAAGAGCATAATGCTCGTCCGCGCTTTCGTGCATTGTTCCTGCCAAAAATGTCGCAGTGACGTAGCTCTCCAGCGCGGACTTCTTTGTATTGCATTCTGCGCAAGCGGGGACACACGGAAGGTCGTTCTGACGATCACGTGTTGTGAAGAACTCACGTGCGATAACGTGTTCGCGCACGGAAGAAATGCCGCGCACGCCACAATATGCGCAAGTCTTTCCTTTATACTTCTTGCTCAAAGATGGCCTAGCCAGCAGAGTTCATCGTAAAAGTCGGTACGTTACCAGAGTAGGGGAATTCCAGCTTCTACGCTACCCCTTCCTCAGCCTCACCCCCGCCCCACCGCCATCTTCGGCGATGAACTCGACGCCGGCGAGTTCGAGCGCGGTGCGGCGCTCGGCTGGTGCGAGGGCGAAGCGGCGACTGGCTTCTATCTCGCGACGGACGATCGCGAGGCGGACGCGGGCGACATGCCGGAGTTGCCCGGGTGTCCGCTGTGAGGGCGCCTCGCTTCTGAGCCCGACACCTCACCCGATCGCCGCCTCTTGCTTTTCTCCAGAGCTTGCACTAGCTCTTGGAAATCGCAAGAGGTGGAGTGACCGCTATGACCATTGTGCCGAAACTGACCACCAAGGCCGCGTGCCGCGTCGCACGTATCGATCGCGACCGGCTCAACGAGCACGTCGCCGCCGGCCGGTTCAACTGCGCGCCGAGCACGATCCCCGGTCGAACCCGGCTGTTCGACCCCGACGATATGATCGCGCTGACGCTCTTTCGCGAATTGATGGATGAGGGGCTCGACGCCGTGCGGGCCGGGAGTATCGCATGTGATGTCGCTGAGGCTGCGAAGCGCAACCCGGACGCCCGTGCGATCTCCTACCTACGCACAATGACAGTTGAGAGCGGTTTCACCGCGGACGGTACTGCGATGCCCGCTGAGAATGTCCCTGACCCTGCGACGTGGAACAAGGAATTGTTTCACGGAGGGATCATCGAGCGAGTGACGACCTTCAACATCTGGCAGTTGCGCGCGCGCATCGCGCACGGGACCGAAGAAGAGCGCGCTCGGATCGGTGAGGACGACTGATGAGCGAGCAGGTGCTGCCCTCTCACCTCCGCGCGCCGAGGCTGCGGCGCCCGGAGGCCTCCGAGTACCTTGAGTCGGTGCACGGCATCGTCCGCAAGCCGGCGACGCTCGCAAAGCTCGCCAGCATCGGCGGTGGCCCGGCCTTCCAGAAGTGCGGTCAGACGCCCCTTTACCCCCGAACCGAACTCGACGCCTGGGCCGAGCGCGTCCTCGGCCCACTGCGGGCCTCGACGAGCGACACCGGCGAGGCGGCTTGATCGCCCTGCCGGAAACGAAAACGCCCCCGAACCGCGCCAACGGCCGAGGGCGTCCAACCCCGAAAGGTTTGTGCACGTGAATGCCATCAATCTGTACCCCGCGGCCCTCATCGGCGCCACGGAAATCTTCCCCGCCGGCCTGCCGACCGCAGTCGTCGCCGACTTCGACGGTGAGGGCTGGGCGCTGTCCCGCCTCGACGGGGAGATCGCTACGCCGCTCGGCCGCTACGGTGCCCGCGGCGAGGCCTCCCGCGCCTTGCGGGTCTGGTCGGACCGCGGCGTGAAGTGCCGCTTCACCGATGCCTCCCTCGTCGAGCGGAGGGCGGCAGCGTGAGCCGGGATCGCTACCACTACAACCGTCGGCGGCTCGCAGCGCACCTCGTCGGACTCGGCCCTCGTGCGGTGCTCGAGGCGCTGCACGATGTCGATGCCGGCCGCGGCGTCGACGAGGTGCTCGCCAGCTACGGGCGACTGCCGACGAACATCGTCGCCAGTCTCGGCGGCGACGCCTTCCCGGTGCCGCCGATCTACGTCGTCTCCGAGGCGGCCGCGTGAGGCGGATCGCCTTCACCCGCATCGCGGCGGCGGCCCTCGCGGCCGCCGATCGCATCGTGCCCGCGCTGCTCCCCGATGGCCGGCGGCGGGGGCGGGAGTGGCTGGCGAAGAATCCTCGGCGAGCCGATCGGCACGTCGGTTCGTTCAGCGTCAGCTTCGTCTCCGGCAAGTGGGCCGACTTCGCGACCGGCGACAAGGGCGGCGACCTGATCGCCCTCGCGGCCTTCGTTGCCGGTGTCGACCAAGGCGAGGCCGCGCGGCAGCTCGCTGCCGCCCTCGGTGTCGACCCCTATGAGGACCACCCCTGATGACCGATGATCCCTTCGCCCGCGTTGCCGAGGCGATGAGCGGTTCCGATGTCGAGGCGGATCGCCCCGCGCCGGCCGACGACTGGCGGCCGATCGTCCCCGCACCGGTCGACGCGCCCAAGATCACGCGCGCCTTGCTCGATCGCTGCGCACCGCCCGGCTATGTGCTGAAGAAGGTCACGCCGTTCTGGCACAGCAAGGCGAACGCCTTCCGCGACGAGGACGGCGACGTCGTCAACTTCTACGTCGCTCGCTATGAGGACGAGGCCGGCCGCAAGTCGATCCGGCCCTTCACCTTCGGCAACGACGTGAAGGGCAGGCCTCAGTGGTCGCCGAAGGCGCCGCCGGCGCCGCGCCCGCTTCTGAATGCTCACCGCCTCCAGCACTTTCCTGCCGCCACCATCCTCGTTGTCGAGGGCGAGAAGTGTGTCGAGGCAGCCCAGGCTCTATTCCCCGCCGTCAGCGTCGTCGTCGTCACGTCGTCGGGCGGAGCGAACGCCGCGGCGATGTCAGACTGGTCTGTCGTCGCGGGCCGCGCTGTCGTCGTGTGGCCGGACGCCGACGGGCCCGGACGGCGCTACGCCGAGGACGTCGTTCGGCTCGCCCGTGCGGCCGGTGCGGCTTCAGTGCGCGTCGTGGAGCTGCCCCCCGGCCTTCCGGAGGCCTGGGACCTCGCCGACCCTGTCCCCGAGGACATGACGATCGACCCGAAGGTACTGGTGGCCGGGTCGGCTGTGGCGGACAGCGGCCCGACCACTGCCGAGAAGGCCTCGACGTCGTGGAACGCGCCGGACCTGTCCGTGCTCGGCTCCGGCCGCCGGCCAGCGCCGACCTTCGACGTCGACGTTCTCGGCCCGGTGTGGACCGAATGGGCGGTCGAACAGGCGGCCGCCGCCTCGGCGCCCGTCGACTACGTCGGTGCCGCGCTGCTCGCCGCCGCCGGCGCCGCGGTGGCGAACGTCCGGTGGCCCTTGGCGGGCGCGAACTGGAGTGAGCCCCCACTGATCTGGTGCGGACTCGTCGGCTCGCCGTCGGCCGGCAAGTCGCCCGCCATGACTGCAGCGATCGACCTGGTACGCGCCGCCGAAGAACGCATGGCCGAAGGCTTCGACGACACCCGTCGCCTGCACGAGACGGCAAAGCGTGTGGCGGAGGCCGCGAAGGAGGAGTGGGAGATCGAGATCAAGATCGCGCTGAAGGAGAGTCGGAAGGCGCCGCCGATGCCGATGACGGCTGAGGTGCCCGACGAGCCGGTTCGCCCTCGCCTGATGACGATGGACTCGTCGACCGAGAAGCTGGCGCTGCTGGCGGCCGCTCTGCCCCGCGGTCTGTTGCGGACCTATGACGAGCTGGCCGGCTGGTTTGGCAGCTTCGGCCGCTACGGAGGCAGTGGGGCCGACCGCGCCTTCGCAATCGAGATGTACGGCGGGCGGCACTACACCGTCGACCGCGTGAAGACGCCGGACCCGATCCGCATCCGCCACTTGTCGATTGGCGTGCTCGGCGGCATCCAGCCGGAGAAGCTCGCCGAGGCGCTGGAGAGCCCGGACGACGGTCTGCCGGCGCGGTTCCTCTGGTCGTGGCCGGACACCCTGCCGACCTTCACGTTGTCGCGGGAACGCCTGTCGTCCACGGCTGCGAAGTCCGCTTTCGCTCGCCTCGCCGAGCTGCCGATGGGCAGCGACGAGTATGGCAACCCGGAACCGGTGCGGATGCGGCTTGATCCCGTCGCCGAGGATCTGATTGAGGCCTTCGCGCGGGAGGTTGCGGCACGAGCGGCCGACGCCTCTGGTGTCTTCGCCGGCACGCTCGGGAAGGCGCGCGGTCACGTGCTGCGCCTGTCTGCCATCTTGGAGCTACTGTGGTGGTCGGCGCAGCCGGACAAGCCGGCGCCGACGTCAATCTCTGCCGCGGCTGTGGGCGACGCGATCGACCTCGTCGACAGCTACTTCCTGCCGATGGCGGAGCGAGTGTTCGGAGATTCTGCGATCCCGATCGCGGACCGGAACGCGACGGCGCTGGCGCGTCACTTGCGGCAGGCTCGCGAGCCGACGTTCAACGCACGCCTGGTGCGCCGGTCGATGGGCGGTGCCCTTCGTGATGCCGCGGCGATGGAAGCGGCGTGCACGGCTCTCGTCGATGCTGGGATCATCCGTGCGATTACTTCGCTGGGGATGGGGCGCAAGCCGAAGGATTTCGAGGTCAACCCCGCGATCTTCGGGGGGCAGTGATGAGGAAGTGGGGGCGGCTGGCCCGAAATCTCGCGACAACGGATGCTGTGCCAAATGTGTCAAATGTGCCAAAACTCCGTGACTCGCCGACTTTTGGCACATTTGGCACATTTGGCACGCGGCACGCGGAAATGGATGAGGCCGAATTGACGGCCGCCCTCGACGAGCGCGCCGCCATCATGGAGTATGACGGAGGCGTCCCCCGCGCCGAGGCGGAGCGAATGGCGCGGATCGAGATTGAGCATCTATTCGGGGCGTGTAAATAGATATCCACGCCTAGACAATACTGGAAACAAATACATCACCAGCGACCGGCTGAGACTCTAATACTGGCGTGGCCTGTAAGGCAATATCCGCTCGATCACAAGGGCGGACATGCTTCAGAGATTTCGCAACCTCTTCTCGCGCAAGGCGATGACGCCGACCGACATGCCGTGGCTTGCGGTGTCGGTGTCGACGGCTGCCGGCATCGCCGTGTCGGCGGAGACCGCGCTCCGCGTGCCTGCCGTCTCGGCCTGCATCCGGACGATCGCCGAAGCGGCCGCGTCCCTCGACGTTCACGTCGTCGCCGGCGAGCGCGGCGCCGAGGTGGAGGCGCCGGACCATCCCGTTGCCGTGCTGCTGCAGGGTCATGTGAACGACTGGACCTCGGGACCGGCCTTCGTCCGTGACTTGGTGATTGACGCGCTGATGCGCGACGAGGGCGGCTTGGCGTGGGTGAACCGCGTCGGCGGGCGCCCCCGCGAGGTGCTGCACTACGTGCCCGGCCGCATTGCCGTCAGCTACCTGGAAACTGGCGAGCCGATCTATGCGCTGAACGGCGCGCCGCAGCGCCTCGCCGACATCATCCATCTTCGCCCGCCGTTCGGCCGCGCGCCGCTCACCCTTGCGCGGGAGGCGATCGGCCTCGCCGCCGTGATGGAGCGCCACGCCTCCACGCTGTTCGCCAATGGCGGCCGGCCGTCGGGGGTGCTGCAGATGCCCGGGCGCCTGAACCCCGACGCTGCGCAGCGCTTGAAGGAGTCGTGGAACGATCGTCACTCCGGCGGCTCCGCCGGCGGTACGGCCGTGCTGGAAGAGGGGATGAGCTTCAACCCGCTCAGCTTCTCGTCGGTCGACGCTCAGTTCGTCGAGCTCCGGACGTTCCAGTTGCAGGAGATCTGCCGCGCCTTCCGCGTCTCGCCGCACCTCATCTATGACCTCGGCCGGGCGACGTGGTCGAACAGCGAACAGCTCGGCCTGGAGTTCCTCACCTACAGCCTGGAGCCGTGGCTCGTGGAACTGGAGGCCGCGCTCGGCCGCGCCCTATTCTCCGATGACGAGCGCCGGCAAGGCTACCGCGTCCGCTTCGACCGCGACGACCTCACCCGCGCCGACCTCGGCGCCCGGGCGACCGCGTACTCTTCGCTCATCGCCGCCCGCGTCCTGAACCCGAACGAGGCGCGGAAGTGGGACGGCCTGCCGTCCTACGCCGGCGGCGACGCCTTCGCGAACCCGCACGTCGGTGAACAGGGTTCGAATTCCAGCGCATCCGCCGAACCCACGGAGGGCAGCCGCAATGAATCGGCTTGAGCTGAAGGCCTCGATCGCCGTTGAGGAGACCGGCGCCATCACCGGCACGGCCTGGCCGTTCGGTTCGCCGGACCGCGTCGGTGACGTGATCGAGAAGGGCGCGTTCGCCTCGGCCCGGCCGCCGGTGCCTATGCTGTTCGGCCACGACCCGAACGATCCGGTCGGCGCCTGGACGGACCTCGTCGAGGAAGCGGACGGCTTCAAGGTGAAGGGCCGGCTTCTCGTCGACGACGTCGCTCGGGCCCGTGAGGTTCGCGCGCTGGTGCAGGCCGGCGCCGTCTCCGGCCTCTCGATCGGCTTCACGGCCCGCAAGGCCGCGCCTCGCCGCGGCGGCGGCCGGACCATCTCGGCCCTCGACCTCGTCGAGGTGTCTCTCGTCTCGATCCCCATGCACCCCGGTGCCCGCGTCACGGGTGCCAAGTCCGCCGCGGCCGCCATCGCGCTCGCCGAGGCCATCAACCGCGCCGCCTCGGCGCTCCGGAGTCTCTGACCATGCGACAGACCATGTACGCCCCGGGCGGGCACATCGAACTGAAGGGCGACGACGGCGATCCGAACGAGATCGTCACCAAGGCGCTCGCCGACCTCACGGCCTCCGTCGAGGGTCGCGCCGGCGAGGTGAGGGCTTTCGGCGATCGTCTCGACAAGCTCGAGGCGAAGCTGAACCGGCCGAATGGCGGCGGTGCCAACGACAACCCGGACGCGGCCGCCGAGAGGAAGGCGTTCGCCGCCTATCTCGCCCGCGGCGACCGCGCCGACGAGATCAAGACGCTTCGCGTCGCGATCGATCCGCAGGGTGGCGTGCTCGCGCCGAATGAGCTGTCGAACGAGATCATCCGCAACCTCGTCGAGACGTCGCCGATCCGCTCGATCGCCAGCGTCCGCACGACCGGCGCGCCGGCGGTGCAGTACCCGAAGCGCACGGGCGTGACGAACGCGGCGTGGAAGGCGGAACTCGCCGACGCCACGGCCAGCGAGCCCGCCTTCGGCATGATCGAGGTCCCGGTTCACGAGCTGGCGACCTACGTCGACATTTCGAACGAGCTGCTCGCCGACTCGGCCGGCATGGCGGAGACAGAAGTGCGCCTCGCCCTCGCTGAGGACTTCGGAAAGAAGGAAGGCGCCGCCTTCGTCTCCGGCTCCGGTGTCGGCCGGCCGATGGGTCTGCTGACCGATGCGAACGTCGCCTACACGTTCAGCGGCAACGCCTCGACGCTCGGCTCGGCTCCGGCCGATCTGCTCATCTCCGCCATGTACAAGCTGCCCGCGGTCTACCGAAACCGCGGCACTTGGGTCATGAACGGCAACACGATTGCCGAGATCCGCAAGCTGAAGGACGGCACGACCGGGAATTACCTTTGGCAGCCGGCCTATCAGGCGGGGCAGCCGGAGACGATCCTCGGCCGCCCGGTGATCGAGGCCGTCGACATGCCCGACATCGGCAGCGCCGCCGAGCCGATCATCTTCGGCGACTTCAATGCGGCTTACCGCATCGTCGATCGCCTCGCGATGTCGGTGCTCGTGAACCCGTACCTGCTCGCCACCAAGGGCGTGACCCGCATCCACGCGACCCGTCGCGTCGGCGGCGCCGTCATCCGCCCCGAGGCGCTGCGCAAGATCCGCTGCGCGACCTCGTGATCGGCGGCACCCCCGAACAGAAGGACTGCATCCAATGATGCGAGACCAGGCGAACCACCTTCACTTCCTGCCGATCATCCCGCCGGTGGCGGCACGGACGAACAACACCGCCATCGTGGCGACGATCGTCGACCGGCTCGGCTACGACTCGCTGACCTTCGCGATCGTCACCGGCACGAACACCGACGTCGACGCCACGTTCGCCGTCCTCGTCGAGGATGGGAACGACAGCGACCTCGGCGATGATGGCGCGGCGGTGGCGGACGAACACCTCGTCGGCACCGAGGCGCTGGCCGACTTCACCTTCGCCGACGACGTCGAGTGTCGGAAGATCGGCTACGTCGGCAACAAGCGGTACGTCCGCCTCACCATCACGCCGACGGGAAACGATAGCGGCAACATCTTCGTCGCCGCGATCGCCGTGCTCGGCCGCCCGCACAGCATGCCGACGGCGAACCCGCCGCAGTAGCGCAAACTGAGGGCGCCTGTTCATCGAGGGCGGGTAGCGGCCCGTCCAGAAACGGAAGACAGCCTGCCCGGCGCCCACCGGCATTGCCGGGGACTGAGGGGCTCAAGGCTGTCGAGGTCGCGGATACCGGCGGAGCCGTTTTTCCCTCCGCGAAGGGTCCACCCGGTGCGTCGGCCCTGTCGGGTATGGCGAGGGCCGACGCACCACCATCATTCGGAGTGACCGATGGCCGAAGACACCTTCATCACCTACTCCGCCAGCCTTGAGGGCCCGGCCGACAACGTCGCCACCGTCTCGCCGAACAACAGCACCGACCTCGCTGTGATCCCGCGTGCGCTGTGGATCGGCGGCGAGGGCGACGTCCGAGTCACGGCCAAGGGTGGCGGCACTGAGACCTTCGTCAGCGTCCCCGTCGGCTGGTTCCCCGTCCGCGCCGTCCGCGTGTGGGCGACCGGGACGACGGCGACGAACATCATCGCGGTGTGGTGACGGCGTGCCCATGCAAGCCCCACGCGTATGCGGTTGCGGATTGAAGATCGCCGCCGGCGAGACCTGCCCATGCCAGCGTCGGCGCAAGGCCGAGCACGACGCCGGGCGCCCATCGGCACGCGAGCGTGGGTACGATTCAAGGTGGCAGACGGAGCGCGCCGCCTTCCTCCGTGATCGTCCGCTTTGCGAGCGCATGGTCGACGGACGGGGATGCTGCAGACCCGCGACAGTCGTGCATCACGTCGTGCCGCACCGTGGCGACATGCGCCTGTTCTGGTCACGATCGAACTGGTCGCCCCGCTGCCAACCCTGCCACGACCGCGGGGAGCAGGCGGCCGAGCGTCGGGCGGCGGCGGAGCCACGGGGTGGGTCGCGACTTCGCCCCTTGGGGCTGGGACCGGCGGGGGAGCGTTCCTCGTGACAGAACCGAATTGGGCAAATCCGGCAAGGGCATAGCAGCATGAGCCTCGTTCTCACCACTCTCGCGCCCGACCGAACCCTCGTCACGCTAGCTGAGGCGAAGGCCTATCTCGGCCTGACGGGCGAGACGGAAGACGTCGCTATCGCGGCGACGGTCGCCCGGGTGTCGGACGCCATCGCCCGGGAGTGCCGCGTGCCGATGGCCGGCGCGGCGGTGCCGACGTTACGGGCGGAGACACTGACGGAGACGTTCCGGGGCAGCTGCCGCGGCGCCGACCTGTTGCTGTCGCGCCGCTTCGTGTCGTCCATCACGTCCGTCGTCGAAGACGGCGAGGCGCTGCCTGGCACCGGCTATGAGTTGAATGGCCCGGCCGGCCTGCTGTCGCGCCTCGACGGTGATGACAGCACCTCCTGGCTCGGCGGCAAGGTGGTCGTGGTCTACGTGGCCGGCTTCGCGACGGTGCCCGACGACCTCAAGCTTGGCTCCCTCATGGCGATCCGGGACCAGTGGTCGGCGGCAGGGCGGGAGCCGCTGGTGCGACGGGAGACCGTTGAGGGTGTCGGGTCGCTCGAGTTCTTCAACAGCCGTGACGGCTCGGTGTTCTCCGGCGAGGTCCGGGCGCTGCTCGAGCCGTACATGACGCCGGCGAGGTGGTGACGATGCGCGGCCGCAAGCCCACGCTGAAGGCGCTTCCCGGTGCCCTGAAGACGGTGCCGTCGCCGCCGAAGTGGCTGCCCGAAGCGGCGAAGGCCGAGTGGCGGCGGGCGGCCCGCGACCTCGTCGATCGGCGCGTGCTCACGGACACGACACTTGCGACGCTCACGAGCTACTGCCTCGCGACCGGCATCGTCCGGAGCAGCACCGAGGCGATCGAGGCTGACGGCGCGACGTGCGACGGCAAGCGGCCTTTCAGAACCTGTTCGATGCGATGCGGCAGGCGCGTCAGCTCGCCGCCGAGCTCGGTCTGACACCGACGTCGCGATCGAAGATCTCGGAAGGTGCCGACGATGACGACGACGCCCTCGTGGATCTCTGACGGCTCTCCGATCGACGACCCGCTCGGCCACGGCGAGCGCGCCGTCGCCTGGCTCCGTCGGCTCAAGCACCCGAAGAACCCCGCGAAGGGGCACCCCTTCCAGCTTGACGACTGGCAAGAGCGAGTCGTCCGCCGCATCTACGGTCCCCGCGACGAGCGGGGGCACCGCATCGTGCGGCGCGTCTGTCTGCTGCTGCCAAGAGGGAACCGCAAAACCAGCCTTGCCGCCGGCCTGACGCTCTTGCACCTCGTCGGCCCTGAGAACACGCCGGGCGGACTGATCGTGTCCGCAGCGTCGGCGCACGAACAGGCGCGCGAGCTGTTCGGTGAGGCGGCCTTGATCGTCGAGAACGACCCGCGGCTTTCCGAACACCTCGACGTCGTCGACTACACCTCGACGATCCGCTTTCCGAAGAAGCGCAGCCGTTACGTCGCCCTGTCGGCCGACGGCAAGGTTCAGCACGGCCGCACGCCCACCGTCACGATCGCCGACGAGTTGCACGTGTGGGAGGGCAGCGCCGGCCGGAAGCTTTGGGAGGCGCTGGACTCGGCACTTGTTAAGGTGCCCGGCACGCTGCTCATCGTCGCGACGACGGCGGGCCGCGGGCACGAGAACATCGCTTGGCCGTTCGTCGAGTACGCGATGAAGGTGCAGCGGGGCGAGATCGACGACCCCGCGACGCTCCCGGTGATCTTCGCCGCCGATGCCGAGGCGGACTGGCGCGACGAGGCGCTCTGGCACCAGGTGAACCCCGGCCTCCGGCACGGCTACCCCGACGTGACCGCCTTCCGCGACAAGGCGAAGAAGGCCGAGCACGTCCCGTCTGACCGGGATGCCTTCCTGCAGTACAATCTGAACGTCTGGCTCGACCACTCCGCCGCACCGTTCGTCGAGATGTCGATCTATGACGAGGGCAAGGCGCCGGTGGACCTCGAGGCGATGCGGGATCGTCCCTGCTACCTCGCCGTCGACCTCTCCACGACGCAGGACCTCAGCACGATCGTTGCGGCTTGGCCGGATGGCGCCGACGGCTTCGACGTCTGGGCCTGGTTTTTCTGCCCGAAGGATCGGCTTCGCCTTCGGGCGGATCGCGACAACGTCCCGTACCCGCGATGGGCCGAAGAAGGATTCCTAAGACCGACGCCGGGGAACGTGGTCGACCTCCGAACCGTCGAGGCGAAGGTGCGCGAGTTGTGCGACGACTTCGACGTGCGCGAGATCGCCTTCGACCCGCACCTCGCCCGCACCATGATGTCGGATCTCGCCGAGGACGGCTTCCCGGCCGTCGAGATGCGGCAGGGATGGGTGACCATGGCGCCGGCCGTGATGGCGCTGGAGCGCGCGATCATCGGCCGCCGATTCCGCCACGGCGGGCACCCGCTGTTGCGGTGGTGCTTCGAGAACGTCGCCGTTGAGACTGACAAGGCCGGGAACAGGATGTTCCACAAGGGCCGCAGTCGGGATCGCATCGACGGTGCTGTCGCCGCGGCAATGGCCGTGGGGCGAGCGTCGGTAGGGGAGAGCGGCGTCAGCGTCTACACAACGGATCGGCCGGAGGGCATCATCTTTATGTGAGAACCGCCACAAGTAACTCGATGATGTTCCGCACCCCGAACCTTTCGGGATGCTCACTTTTAGTCAGCATCTCCGCTCTCCGCTATTAGAGAGGACAGAGGCACCCAGCCTTCACATCACAGATATCTTGCGAGCCATTTTCACGTCTCCCATTCTAGCAGCCTTGCAGATAACCCTCCGGTGCGTCATCGTCAAGAGCCTCCCTTCGGTAGCCATTCAACCACGGCGGCAATCCCAGGCAGATTCCACCCTACCACGTTCGCAGAACATTTCTGCTGATAGTTTTGTTCAATCCGCACTGCCCGACGTCCGCTTTCATACAAATCGGCAGACGTTACGGGTGCTCGAGCGATCCAGTCAGGCAATTCTAGCGTCAGACCTAATCTTAAGTTTCTCGTCGGATGCCTGATCGCCAGAGAATAGCACCGATCATCCGTAGAAATATACGACCTCTCAAATATCGTTACCAATGTTCGCTTCTGCTTGACATGCCTGTCGAGACCAATCTCAAGCTTGACGCACGAGCCATCGTACAGAATTCTTACCCCATCAGCATTTATATCAAGCAACCCGCTTTGCAGTGGTGTTTTATTTGTATTCCACCAACTCCGAAAATCGACGATAAGCTCAGAATCATATTTAACCCAATATTCCATGTTATCTAGGGCGGACTGCACCGTGTCCGGCCTTATTTGGAAGCTCACTTCGATCTTTACGGGAACGTTTGCCTCGCCGGTGTCGCATACAATAGTATACTCACGCTCCTCTTCCCACTGAAAATGCCCATCCACGTTGGACGAGCGAATAGTGACCTGCGAAGTTAAATTCTCCCACATGACACCCGCTTTAACGCCAAACTTGTCCAATACATCTTCCATCATATAATCAATAATACTTTCGCCTTTTCGGTGATGATCTCCATAAGTAGTAAATAGGGCGACCTCAGCGACCGATCTTACAGTCACGGAGTCATTCTTACCGTAAACAATCCACGATTTGACAGAATCTAGGGAAAGTAATGATATTCCGTTGGCAACATCTTGCACTCCGCGTTGCAAAGCAGCTGCCGCGCGATCAAAACCCTCAGACATTTGGCTACTTATATTATTGTTCCACATATAATCTAAAATATCCGATACAACTGCATAAATAATTCCCGCGAGAAAGACGAGGTACGCAAACTTATCTATGCTCCCGATTCCATCGTCTATCAGAGTATGCCACCATTGGCGATCTACAACGACGTGAGAAAACGGCTTCGGCATAAGAGTAAAAACTATCCACAGCAAGGCAGCAATTGCGACATACGCCCTTGCTCGCCACAGACCGGTGAACGGCTTTGTCAGATCTTTCGACGCCAA